CGGAGATGGCATTATATATCGACGGTGTTCGATGCTGCCTCGACTGTGAGGTTCCGATTCCGGCGGGGCGGCTGGAGGCAAGCCCCGATGCCGTCCGGTGCGTCGAATGCCAGGAACGGCACGAAAGAAGGGGGAAAAACAGGTTTCAAGTTTAAAGTTCAAAGTTTAAAAACCTGAAACTTGAAACTTGAAACTTGAAACTGGAGCGGAGCGAACATGGAAACCTTCGGCATGATCTCAGCCATAAAAATTCTTGGAAATTTCGGCACAATCGGTCTCGTTATACTGATCTGGTGGGTGGACAGTCGTCGTTATGCGTCGCTCCTCGACACATATCGGAACGATATGACCCAGATACTTGGACGGATGAAAGAGGATACGGATAAACACTGGATGATGTACGAAAAGAATGTGTCCCTGGTGAAAGATTATGCGGCCATCGCAGACAACCAGCAGGATATAATCATCCTCAACACACAGGCCATGACAAAATTGGTGGAACGGCTGGGCAAATAAAGGGGTAAAATATGAGTGAAAAAACGAAATTCAGGGGCCGTTTGAGGGAACGAGAGTTAGCACAGACAAGCATGAGATTAGAGATAGAGGGGCTTGTCGATTCTATCCGGAACATTCTCGATCCCTTCGCCCCGATAGAAGACCTGAAAACCGATATAGCGGCGGAACAGGCTGTACGGCTTTCCGAACTCACGAAAGAATACGCGCTCCTGAAGGCCAAAATACATGCCCTGGAAAGGGAAATCGATGGCTAAAGAAATCTCCTGGGAAACGAGAGAATACGCCGAGGAACTCTATATCATAGACGGTTTTACCTTTGCGCAGGTATCGGCCAAAACAGGGGTGTCCCAGACACAGCTCAAAAACTGGTCCGCGGCTGAGGGATGGCGGGATCGCCGCCGAGAATACCGTGGCACACGCAGACAGATAGAGGAGAAAACGCAAAAACTCCGTCTGAAACTGGTCGATGCCGCGCTCGATACCGCCGGCGATCCGCAATCGGCATACGCATTCGCGCGGGTGGAACGCCTGGTCATTGAAAAGCAGAAAGAAAAGGCTCACGAGGCAGTTAAAAACATAGAGGAAAAAACAAAGACTTTGAAGAAATCTCTCGATCCGGAAACACTCCGGATTATCCGGGAGGAGGTTTATGGGATCGTCTAATCCGGCGGTGCCGCTGGCGGAATATCAGAAAAACTGGGTCACCGACCACAGCCGCTTCAAGATCGGCGTTGTTACGCGGCAGGGCGGAAAGTCTTTTGAAACCGCTCTGGAGGCTGTCGACGACGGTATGGCGACTAAGACCATGTGGGTTTTGCTTTCCGCGGGGGAACGGCAATCAAAGGAGCTGATCGGGAAATGTGCCATGCACGCGCGGGCATATGGTCTGGCAATCGAGGAGCTGGAGACGGAATTTGTAGCGGCGGACAAGGCAACCTATAAACAGCTTGAAGTCGCCCTCCCCAACGGGACCAGGATCATCGGCCTGCCGGCGAATCCCGATACCGCCCGGGGCTGGTCGGCAAATATAATATTAGACGAATTTGCGCTTCATCGTGACAGCCGGGCAATCTGGAAGGCGCTCTTCCCGACCGTTACGAGGGGATACAAGATCCGCGTTATATCGACATTCAAGGGCAAGACAAATAAATTCTACGAATTGTTTTTCGGCGCTCCGACCCTTCAGAAATACAATGGCAGAGAATATGAGTATGTGGGCGACCGGGGCGGCTGGTCAAAACATTTTGTTGATATTCATCAGGCTATTGAGATGGGTCTTGATCTCAGGGATGATGAGGGGAATCCATGCGAACCGGAAGATCTCCGGCTCGCGTTGAATGATGATGACGCGTGGCAGGAAGAATTTGAGTGTATTCCATCGGATGAAGTAAGCGCGTTTCTCACGCATGATCTGATTTCCGGTGTTGAAGATGTGAAACTGAACGCGATGCCGGTCTGGGTGGAGATGCTTCTAAAAGCCGCGCAGGAGAATTACCGTGAGTTTAAGCAGACGAAAGTCCGCCCGCCGCTTCCCAGGGATATCCTGAAAAATGTGGTCTTCGCGGGCAAGCTCTATATCGGTATGGACATCGGGCGAAAGAAAGACCTGTCCGTTATCTGGGCGGATATGATGATTGACAACGTTCTGGTGCCGGCGGCGGTCATTGAATTGCGGCGACAGCCCTTTTTCGTTCAGGAACAGGTTCTCCACACGCTCCTGACACGTCCCGAATTACAGCGCGCCTGCATAGATGAAACGGGGATCGGCGCGCAATTGGCGGAAGGAGCACAGGATTTGGCCGGGTCGTACAGGGTGGAAGGCATTGCTTTTACACCGGAATCGAAAGAGGCGCTGGCCGTCGGGCTGAAGCAGAATTTCGAGGATCTTGGCAGCAGGATCCCCGCGTTGAACACAATCCGAAATTCGCTCCATAGTGTGAAAAAATACGCGACGACAACAAAACATTTCCGCTTTGACGCGGAAAAAACCGACGCCACAGGCCATGCCGATCATTTCTGGGCCAAGGCGCTGGCTGTGCAGGCGATAGGGAAACCTATCGGTCCGATAGAACACGAATCAACCGGCGCCCGGCGGGATTACACGAAAATAGACAGCTATACGCCCACCAATCTGCGCGGGCGATCGGTTGCAGCAATGAAGAGGTTTTAAAAAAACAGTTCCAGGTTTCAAGTTCCAAGTTCTAAAACCTGAAATTTAAGAAAGCGAAGCGAAATGGCTAGGGAAACAGACAAAACAGAGATAACAAATGAAATCGCAACCACTGCGAAAGATATCGATATCTTTTCAGGCTGGCTCAGGCGTCTGGAAAATCCCGACCCCGTTCTCCGTACCGAAGCGGGCGGCAAGGGTCTTAAACTCTATGACGAAGTAGATCGTGACCCTCATGCGGGCAGTGTTCTCCAGACACGCTCACTCTCCATCGTCGGGAAAGAGTGGGAAATTATCCCCGCCCAGAGCGCAATGGCCGGGGGCATTCCGGTTCCGACACCCCGCGACAAGGAAATCGCGGGCGCTGTTACCGGAATACTGAAAGGCTGCAACTTTAACCAGGCTCGCAAGGAAATACTCCAGGCCGTTCTTTATGGGTTTTATGTAACTGAAGTTCTTTGGGAATATAAAGACGGCGCCATAATAATTAAAAAGATTATAGGGAAGCATCCCCGCCGTTTCAGTTTTACTCAGGCGCGGGAGTTGCGTCTCCTGACACCACAGAACATGATTGAGGGGGAAGACGTCCCCGATCGCAAATTTGTTTTTTTCACCTTCGACGATTCCGATAATCCCTATGGTAAAGGCCTGGGGCGCAAGCTCTGGTGGCCCGTCTGGTTTAAAAAACACGGCATCAAATTCTGGCTGATATTCGCGGAAAAATTCGGCATGCCCACGACTGTCGGGAAATATCCGCAGGGCACAGAGCCTGCTCAGCAGCAGGCGTTACTGGATGCCCTTGATGCCATCCAGAATGAAACAGCAGTAAAGATCCCCGATACAATGTCTGTCGAATTGCTGGAAGCCCAGAGAGCCGGCACGATAAATACCTATGAAACCCTCTGCGCGTTCATGGACCGGCAAATATCCAAGGCCGTCCTGGGGCAGACAGCGACCACCGAGGGGACACCCGGAAAGCTGGGCAATGAGCAAGCCCAGGACGATGTCAAACAGGACATTATAGAGGCGGACGGCCAACTCCTCGATGAATGCCTGAATAATTCCCTGATTCCCTGGGTCGTGGATTATAACTTCCCCGGCGTGACGGAATACCCGAAGATAAAGACCCACGCCCAAAAGAAGCCCGATCTCAAGGGACGCAGTGAAATTGACAAAACCATCACAAAAGACATCGGCGTGCCCGTATCGAAGAAATATTTCTACGAGACTTACAACATTCCCGAACCGGCCAAAGGTGAAGAGACTGTCGCCCCGCCGTCACCATCACCGTTTAAGTTCGCCGAGAAAGGCCGCTACACGCCCGAACAGGAATCTCTGGAGGGATTAGCCGCAAAAACAGAAAAAGGGGCCACAGGGGCAATGTCAGGCATTCTGGAGCCCGTTCGTGAAATTATTCTAAAGGCACACTCTCTGACGGAGATCAGGGACAAAATATATGGAGTCTATTCCGACATGGATCCGCGTGATCTGGAAGATCTTGTGGCGCGGGCAATATACACAGCCGATCTGTACGGCCGGATGACGATAGAGGAAAAAACAAATGTCTGAAATCGTATTGGAACCTCTGCCCTTCGATGAGGCGATCAAATATTTCGGAGACAAGATTCCTCTGACCCCGGAGCAGTTCGCTGGTCTTTCCGAAGAGGCGAGGGCTACAGCATTTATGGTCGGAGGCGTTGCCCGCATGGATCTGTGCGAGGGAATTCATAAGGCCGTTCTCGCGGCCATCGAAGATGGTGAGACCCTGGCCGATTTTCAGGGCAGAGTCGGAGAGATATTTCAGGCTCAGGGATTTACGGCGGCGGAAGAGGGCTTCGGAGCCTGGAGAATGGAGACGATCTTCAGAACCAATATCCAGACGGCCTACAACGTCGGACGATACAACCAGATGAAAGATATGAAAGACGAATTTCCATACTGGGAATATGACGCCGTCAATGATTCGAATACACGGCCCGAGCATGCCGCCCTCGACGGCAAGGTCTTCCCCACGGATGATCCCTTTTGGGATACCTGGTATCCGCCAAATGGGTATAATTGCAGATGTGGCGTGAATCCGGTACACAAATATGCAGCCGAAGAGGAAGGGCTGAAAATTGAAACGGATGATCCCACGGGGAAACTGATCGAGCCGATCGACGCCGCGGGAAACAAACTCCCGGCCAGGCCACTGATGCCGGATCCCGGATTTGCCACAAACCCGGCAAAGCAGTCCTGGCAGCCGGATCTCGGAAAATACCCGGATGAACTCCGGAAACAATATGGAAAGGAGGAAAAAAACAGATGAATTTCAAAGGATTCGACGACTGGATACCGGTATTCCGTACCGGCAGACATACCGACTCGGCGGGGAATATCCGGGAATGGACGGAGGAAGATCTCGACGTGATCGTCGGCAAATATGATCCGGCGAAACATGAGGCCCCTGTCGTCATCGGGCACCCGGAAGAGAGCGCCCCCGCGTATGGATGGGCTGAAAAACTGAAGAGGGAAGGCCAGATTCTCTATGCCAAAGCCAGAGATGTGGTTCCTGAATTTGCCGACATGGTAAAAAGGGGTCTTTTTAAAAAACGTTCTATCTCGCTCTATCCTGATTTCACTCTCAGGCATGTCGGATTCTTAGGCGCTGTGCCGCCCGCAGTAAAGGGGCTGCCGAACATGGCCTTCTCGGGGCGTGACGCTGTAACCATCGAGTTTTCAGATGCGCCGCCCTGGATATGGAACTCTATCGCAGATGTTTTCCGGAGCATCCGCGACTGGATCATTGAAAAAGACGGCAAAGAAAAGGCCGATCAAATCATCCGGGACTGGAACATTGAGGATATCAGGGCGCAGGCCAACATATCCGAGGAAGATCTCGCCCAGACATCATATACAGAAAAAACTAACAATAACAAGGAGGTAACAACTATGGAGTTTAAAGACAAACTGAAGGGGATCCTCGGAACGCTCGGGATCGATGTCTCAAAGATACCTGATGACGCCCTGCCCGACAAGCAATTCGGGGAAGACAGCGTGGTAATGTTTTCCGAGACAGATATCGAGGCAGCGCGAAAGATAACAGAGACAGAGACACGCAAAAAAGTGGAGACGGAATTCGCGGAAAAAGAGCGCAAAAACCGCGAGACTACCCGCAAAGAAGGGATCTTCACCTGGTGCGAGAAACAGGTCAAAGAGGGAAGATTAACGCCCGCGCTGGTCAAATTCGGTGTTCCCGAGATTCTGAACTTTCTGGCGTCGAATGACGATGTTATCGAGTTCGGCGAGTCGAAGGAAAAAGCCACCATGTATGACCGGTTCAAGGCGCTCTTTGAGACAGAGCTCCCGAAAATGGTCAACTTCGGCGAGATCGCCACGCGCGACACCGATGTGAGCGGTTCCGGGGATGCGGGAAAGAAGCTCGAAGATCTGACCCGCAAAAAGATGGACGGAAACGACAAACTCTCCTACAGCGAGGCCTTCAATGCGGTCCAGAGGGAGAACCCCGACCTGGCGAATGAATATGCCGCCGAGATTCGGGGCTAACAAAGTAACGAAGAAAAGGAGGTATTTGAGATATGGCAACAGAACAAGCGATATGGAGAGAAACATTTGAGGCGGCGGAGGACCTCTCGGATTATCAATATCATTTCGTCGGCATCAGCACGGCAGAAAAGGCGCAGCTCCTCAATGCCGAAGATGAGGTCGCTGTAGGCATCCTGCAGAACGCGCCCGAATCTGGAGAGGCCGCCGAGGTTATGCTCCTCGGAAAATCAAAACTTGTCGCCAATGCGGCCCTCGCCGTAGGCAAATTCGTCAAACCCGAGTATGTCTCCGGGTCGGATTGCGGCAAGGGCGAAGATGCCGGCACCTGGTGGGATACCGCCAGGGGCATGGTAGTCGAGGCGGCCGGCGCGGAAGATGATCTCTGCTCGGTCATCCTTATCGGCCCCTTCCCCAGGACAAAGGGGGGCATGGTCAAACAGATGACCGTCACGGCGAAAACGGTGACCGCAACCCTTACGGCGGCGGAGCTGCTGGGCGGGTTTATCGATGGCACCCCCACCGCCGCGGCAACATACACGCTGCCGACAGGGACATTGATGGCCGCCGCTCTCAACCAGGCTGGTGTGGGAAACGCTATCGAGTTTACGATCAAGAACTCGGCAGGCGGGGCCTATACGATCACGGTTGCCGTCGGGACCGGCGGAACAGGGAAGGGAACGCTGACCATCGCGCAGAACAACTCCAAGCGGTTCCTGCTCATCATGACGGCAGCCGCGACATACGACGTGTATAGCCTCGGAACGGTCGTACACTAAAAAAGTTCAAAGTCTCAAGTTCAAAGTCTTAAAACCCGAAACCTGGACATTGAAACCTGAAACTTGAAACTAACCATAAGGAGGTTAAAAGAATATGGGACAGCCAAATGTAAAAGAACAAATAGTTGCGGGACCGCTCGCGGACATCTCCGTGGCCTTCCGGAACAAAGACTATATAGCCGACAGGATTTTCCCCATCCTTGATGGGGCGGATCCAAAGGCAAAAATTACAGTCTATCGGAAAGGCGCCTGGTTTCGCGATGAGGCGGGAATCAGGGCCGCCGGAACACGCGCGAAGCGGGGTGGATATCCCCTCACATCGGTCTCGATAGCCACCGATGAATACGCCTTCGCGAAAGAGGTGACCGACGAGGACCGCAGGTTTGCAAAGGCCAAAAATGCCCCTGTACTCCAGCCCGATCAGGATGCCATCGAATTCGCCACCGACAAGGTCGATCTGAAGAAAGAGATCAGGGTCGCATCGCTCATCAAGGATACAACCTGGGTGGATGGCAATGCCGGTGGTGAAGATGCAGAGGGAGGATGGGCCGCGTCATCCAGTAACACCTTTCTCGCGGATATTACAAAAGGACGGAAGGCCATCCAGGGCGCTACGGGCCTTGATCCGAACTGCCTGGTCATTGACTATGCCACTTTCCTAGCCCTGAAGGAGTTGAGCGACCTTACGGACAAGATCAAATATACCCAGCGCGGCGTTTTTGGGGCGGATCTTCTGGCTGCTCTCCTGGAACTGGATGAGGTTCTGGTCGGGAAGGCGATCTATTCCTCGGCGGAAGAAACCGCCGCGGGTGACGATTTCACCGCTGCGAGAATGTGGGAAATAAACTCCGGCAAAGGTATGGGATTTCTCTTTCACCGCGCTCCGAAGCTTGGTTTGAAGGTTCCGACTGCGGGAGTCCAGGTCAGAATCGCCTACGAGGACGGGCAGCCGAGAAGGATGTCCACCTGGAGAGAAAAGGCCGAGCATCAGGACGTCTACGAAGTGGCGGAAGAGACGGATATCGTCTGCGTCTCCAGTGATCTCGGTTATCTCTTCGCTGACACCTACGCAACATAAAAACAATTCTCTCCTCCCCCCCCTCCCTTGATGGGAGGGGATTAAGGGGAGGGCGAAAGGAGACGAGTTATGAAAATTAAATACCTGGGCCCCGGATCGTTCGTAAATATCGCGCCGTATGACCGCCACGAAAAGGGCGAGATCAAGGAATACCCCGATGATTTCGGCAAGGAACTGATTGCCACCTCAAAAGCACAGAAATTTGAGGTTGTAAAAGGGCCTGTAGATAACAGCGACATGGCGGATATAACCCCCAGGAAAAAGAAGAAAGGTAGGAACTAATGGGCTATTCTGTTCAAACCGATCTGTCAGAACAGATCAGCGAAGACAAGCTCATTCAGCTCACCGATGATGCAGACGCAGGCAGCATCGATACCGACGTGATTACGAGGGCTATTTCCGATGCCGACGCGGAGATCGACGGTTATTGCGGCACGCGCTATGACATACCTTTTTCGCCGGTTCCCGTGATGATCCGGAAACTGTCGGTAGATATTGCCATTTACAATCTCTACGCCCGCAGAAAGGGTGTCCCGGAAGATCGCCAGAAACGTTATGACAACGCCCTCCGGTTTCTGCGAGATGTTTCCCGGGGGTTGATCAGTCTGGGTTCCGATGCTCCGGTAACGGACACGGATAGCGGTCCCGAGACGACAACAAAAAAGAGCGACCGCATCTTCTCGCTCGGTAAAGATTCCGATGGCTCGGCGGGTTCACTCGACAATTATTGAAACAAGTTTCAAGTTCAAAGTTCAAAGTTGGAACCTGAAACTTGAAACTCAACGAGAGAAGCGACCAATGATCTCAATCAAATACAGCATCAATGACATGGAGGCAAAAACCGGCCTCAAAGAATTATCTAAACGCCTCACAAATCCGCAGCAGGCATTACGGGAATGCGGCCTGGTTCTTCTCCGCTCAATCTCCAAGACCTTCAAAGCCGGGGGCAGGCCGGTCAGATGGCAGCCCTCTGCCAGGGCGAAAATGAGCGGCGGGCGGACCATGATTAAAACCGCCCGGCTCCTGAGATCAATTACAATGGATGTATCGGGCAAAACACTAACCGTCGGCACAAACGTAAAATATGCCGGGATACTCCACGAAGGAGGCACCATCCGTCCGAAAACCGCGAAGGCCCTCAAGTTCAATATCCCCGGCATCGGCTGGCGAACAATGAAAAAAGTAACCATTCCCGCCAGGCCGTTTCTGGTTGTCCAGGATGCCGACTGGCGGATATTGAACAGGATATTTGAGGATTATCTGACGAAATGAAAGATCTTCTGAACGCTATAAAAACTCAGCTCCAGACCGATCTGACCTATGTCAGGGACAGCGATATCTATATTACCGAAGATCTCCGTCTTGTTCCCGACTCTGTCAGCTTTCCGGCTGTGGGCCTCAAGGACGGTGCTATATTCTACGCCATTGAGACTCAGAACCAGGAGGAGGACACACTGGAGGTAATCATTGCCGCATACGTTGAACTCCGAAAGCCGGAGGCCTCGATCATGGGAGATGTGGCCACAGACAAAAAGGGTGTCCTCGATATTATTGCCGATGTTATCGCCGCGCTTTCCGGAGAGACTCTTTCCGGCCAGGCTGATGTGGCCGTGCCCGTGTCAGAAACGCCGAGCGAACTCCTGGCCGACGAAGATACAGCTATCCAGATGAAGACCATAACCATGCGCTACAGCCGTTATGACTGAGCGAGAACAGGAGGCATCATGAAAGTAATCTACACGGATCCCGATGGAAGGGAGGGCACGTTCCATCCTCACCTGGGATGGCTCGAATCAGGAAAAGAATTTGAGATGTTTAATGATGACGAAGCCAAAATATATATAAAATCCGGTCTTCTAAAAAAGGCCAGACCCACAAAAAAGGAAACGGAGGTAAAAAATAATGGGAACTCCATTGACAGGTAGAGAAATATTGATCGGGCTGAAGAAGGCTGCAACATGGCGGACTGCAGTGGAATGCGGCGCGAATGACGGGATTCTGATATTGAGCGAATCGTTTAAACAGACAATCGAACATCTCGATGACGATTCCGCGGGGCTGGCATTCCTCCAGCGCACGGATCAGGGGAAGATCGAAGCATCCGGCGATATTGAGGCTTATATGCGCTATGAGGGGCTGGATGTCCTGATCGCGCTGATTATGGGCACTGCCGGCACGCCTGCACAGCAGGGGGCAACGGCCGCGTACACGAACAGTTACGTTATGGCTGATAATCTGGACGGGCTTTTCGCGACTCTGGTGATGCTAAAGAAGTCGGACAAGATCTTTGAGTATCCATCCGTCAAGTTGAATCAGTTCAGTCTTTCCGGAGAGATGAACGCGCCGGTGAAATTAAAAGCGGGGGGCATTCCGAATCTGTTGGAATTAGCGTCGGCAGTCAACACAGTGGCCACATCAGCCAGTATCTCATACCCGGATAAGGGTAACCGTATTATTTTTAACAAGGACGCCTATTTTCGGATCAATGACGAATCCGGCGCCGCTCTCGATGGTAACGACGCGATTTATCCGTCCGGGTTCGAGTTGTCTTTCAACCGGCCGATGGAGGCGGATCTGACAGCAGGGAATGAAGATGTGGATGAGCCGG